TCAACTATCTCCCTTACAGGTGGACGTAAGGTTATTATTCTCGATGAGGCTGATTATCTTACACCAGAAGCACAAGCAGGTTTGCGTGGTGCAATTGAAGAGTTTAGTGAAAACTGTTCATTCATCTTTACTTGTAATTTCAAGGCAAGATTGATTGATGCCTTGCATAGTCGGTGTGCGGTTGTTGACTTCTCTCTCAAAGGTGATGAGAAGGCCAAGATGGCTATGCAAATGTTCAAACGCCTAAAAACAATATTAACAATAGAAGGTATTGAATATGATAAAGATGATCCAACAATATTGGCAAAAATTGTTGAACGCTACTTTCCGGACTATCGCCGGACTCTCAACGAACTCCAACGTTATGCTACTAGTGGACGCATTGATTCTGGTATCCTTGCTCAGGTGGATTCAGTTCGTAAACTAGACGAATTGATTAAATCTCTAAAAGAAAAAGATTTCTCTGCTATGCGTAAGTGGATTGTTAATAACTCGGATGTTGACCCTTCAAGGATTTTCCGAGATGTGTATGATGGTCTTTATCAATATCTAAAACCAGATAGTATTCCTGCTGCGGTTATTACTCTAGCAAAGTATCAATATCAGGCAGCGTTTGTGGCAGACCAAGAGTTAAACCTTGTGGCCTGCCTAACTGAAATGATGGTTGAATGTGAGGTGAAGTGATGTCTTTATTCCCGGAAGATGATATCATTCAAATGGTTGATGTTATCAAACCAAAACGTAAGTCCAAATCTAAACGTAAAGTTAAATCAACAAGTAGCGGTAAAAAATTTGAGAATTTACTTGAAGAACATCTAAGACAAAAGTATCCTGAATATGATGTCAAGTCACAACAAAAGGTTGGAATCCGTCCAAAATCAAAAAAGAGAATAAAGGTTGACTTTATTTTCAATCATGATACAATTGTTTCAGCAAAATATCAAGGAGTTGGTGGAACAGCAGAAGAAAAGATTCCACAGGAAAAGACAATACTACAATATCTATGTAAAACATCAAATAGATTTAAGAGAGCTTATCTGGTATATCATGGAGATAAGTTCACATTGATTAAAGATTATCAAAGCGAGGAAATGAGAGAGTTTTATATAGACCCTTTCCCTGATGTTACTCTTATATCTTTTGATGAATTTAAGGAACTAAAGATTGTATAATTCACCATTAAAATGGGTCGGTGGAAAGCAAACTATATTATCAAACATTCTTCCATACATTGGCAATCCTAATACTTTTGTTGAACCTTTTATAGGATCGGCAACTGTATCTTTAAACATTCATGCCAATAAGTATATAATGAATGATATGAATTATGACCTAATAAATTTATATAATTACCTTTTATCTGATTCAGAAGGTTTGATAGAACTATCATCCAAGAATTTTCAAAATATGAATAAAGAGAGGTTCTATGAGTTAAGAACTTCTTTTAATTCACAACCGCACGATAGTTTGGAAAGAGCGGCCTTGTTCCTTGTAATGAATAAATTTGCATTTAATGGTGTTTGTCGTTATAATAAAAATGGAATATTTAATGTACCTTATGGACAATCTGCGAAGAAAGGTTTTCCTCTAAAGGAGATTGAATCCTTCATAAAACATTTTGGTAGTAAAGAACATGTTTTACTACACGGAGATTTTGATAATGCCATGTTATATGAAAACTTGACCGAAGGTGATGTGGTTTATTTTGACCCACCATATCTTCCAGCAGATGAATTTGATAGTAACTTTACTGCATACACAAAAGAGGACTTTTCATCAGAACAACATCAACAAATTGTGAATATATCTAAATCTCTCCGTGATAAAGGTATATTATGTTTGATTTCTAACCATAGCACCAAAAGAACACATGAACTTTATGTTGACGCTAATGAGTTGGTTATTATACCTAAAAAAAGGTTGATTTCTGCTAAAAAAGAGACTAGAATGGTTATTAATGAGGTACTGGCCGTATATGGCCAAACCAAAACATCAGGGACACTATTTTAATGGCTGACCTATTCAAAGATATCATACCTTCAATCCTCCAGAACAAGCAATACGTTCTGGAGGATGAGAAGGACTACCAGGGATATATCATAAATAAGGCGTTGTCGTTCCATTACGATTGTGCTTTACAAGCTAATCAGATGAATTTGTATCCCAATCTTCCTGGAACTCTTCAATATCAATATCTCCTAAATACTATCCGTGGGTATAAAAGACCATATAGTAAATGGGTAAAACGTGAAACCTCAGATAACTTGGAGGCCGTCAAGGAATATTATGGTTATTCTTATGATAAAGCGAAACAGGTACTGGTTTTACTGAACGATGCCCAATTAGAAGAAATAAAAAAACGTATTCACAAAGGTGGCACAAATGACAGTAAACCTAGACGACTTCGTGGAGGTAAAATTACCTGATCCACAGGCCTTCTTAAAGGTAAAAGAGACACTGACTCGAATAGGTGTAGCATCCAAAAAGGATAAAACACTCTATCAGTCGTGTCATATTTTACACAAACAAGGTCATTATTATTTGGTACATTTCAAAGAAATGTTTATGCTCGACGGTAAACCTACTGACTTTTCGGAGGAAGATAGGGGCCGTCGTAATACTATTGCCAATCTATTATCGGAATGGGGATTAGTTAATCTTGTTGATAAGAACAAGAGTGCTGAACCACTTACACCTCTTAACCGTATCAAGATTATTTCATATGGTGAAAAGGGTGAATGGAACTTGGTTGCTAAGTATTCACTTGGTAAGAAAAGATATCCTGAAACGGAATAATGGCTAATACCATCATCCGTCTGACGGATATCTATGAAACCCGTGAGAGAAAAGAAAAAGAATTAGCATATTATAGAGAGCAGTTGGAAATCCTCCGGCAAAAAATGTTCTTTATACAAAAAGACATTGATATAACCAATCTTTGTATTCAAATGATTGAAAATGAAAAAGTTTTAGATATTAAGAAACTTGTTGAAGAAAAGAGAGATATAGAATGACCCAATTGAAACTTTTTAGAACACATCCACTCGTTAAACTTCCAGCAAAACAGACCACACAATCTGCTTGCTTCGACTTATCCTTCCAAGGTTTTAATAATAATACCTATGAAGGATATTCCTCAACAAATAAGGCCTTTAAACGGCCTATGAATAATCAGATTGTTATTCAACCAGGTGACCGTGTAGCAGTACCGACTGGACTTATCATGGATATACCAGAAGGTTATTCCGTGCGCCTCCACGCCCGCTCAGGTCTATCCTTAAAGCAAGGTCTTATTCTTGCTAACGGTGAGGGTGTAGTTGATTCTGATTACGTGCAGGAAGTAATGGTATTGATTCATAACATTTCCTCAAATCAGATTGTTATTCATAGTGGTGACCGAATTGCTCAGGCAGAGTTGGTTGAGGATGTTAAATATTCCATCGTAGAATCCGCATCAAGACCTGGTATCAAGACCAACCGCACAGGTGGTATGGGTTCAACTGGTGTATCATCAGAAGGTTCAACTATCGTTATCAAAGTTGCGGAAGATGAACGAAAAATAGAACCAAAAAAGGTTGGTAAGGTTAGTAAATTACCACCTAAATTACCAGCAAAGGCGCCGCCTAAGGTACCAACAAAGAAAACAGGAAAATTAAAGAAATAATGTTTAATATTTCTCTATGTATGCCATTAGCACAAGCAGCACTTAGAATGTGTGGCGCCCAAACTTTACCGGGTCTTGCCATACCTTCTAATGTTAAGATTAATAATGTTGTGCCAGCGGTTGTTGGAGATATTGATAGTCATAATATGTTAGGTCCTTTAATTAACGTATTACAACATCGTGTTATGATTGGAGGTATACCTGCTATTCCGTCTATCATATCCATGGCCGCACCTGATATATTGGGTTTAATACCTCACGTTCAGGGTTTACCTATTCCAATATCAGGTTCACAAAATGTTATGATAGGTCAAGGTAATGCCATGGCTGCGATTGGTATGATGCAGCAACTTGGACTTGGAAACTTTGGTGCTCTAAATGTCGGTGAACTTGTTGCGATAGGCCAGCAAGTTATGGGACAAGTTATGTCATTCACACAGATTGGCGGCGGCGCCGCGGTAGCACAGATTGGTAGTATACCAAGTGGTGCTCCTGCTTTGGGTGCTGGTGCTACTGTGACAGGTCAAACCTCAGGTTATTCATTCACATTTGCCAATTATATTGATAGTAGAGTCACAACATATGAGATTTCATTACCTGACGTATCTACGGTGTCAAATGCTTTGGTGCAGGATGATGGTCAATATATAGTTATTGATGATTATTTTAATCTTTATCCAACACAAAATCTAACATTATCGGTGATAACAACATGACAGTATCAATAGCAAATATGTCCACGGTGTGGATGAGTAATAGCAATGTATATAATGCTATTAGTATGTCCGTTTCTACAATGGGATACGGTGCTAATGTTAATTCTAGAGTTTTAAACTTTAGTGTGGATTCTAATGCAGTTTTCAGTATTGATACCATTGGTACACAATTCACAAAGGCTAATACCGTTGCTTCTCTTCCTTCTCCTACATTAGGAGCAAGGTCATTTGTGACTGATGCCAACAGTACCACATTCCGTGCTAGAGTATTTAATGGTGGAACAAATGCTGTTCCTGTATTTGCTAACGGAACATACTGGTTAATAGGTTGACAAGACCATAAAGATTACTATATAATGTATGTGAATGTTTCCAGGAGGATTCATTCACTTTTATTCTCGCTAACTATAGGAGAAACACATGAATAACTCACATTTACTTTTTGATCCATTTTCTTTCGCATCGTCTGGAAATCTTCCTAAGACCATTATCGGTTTCGACCAGGTTTTACAGCGTCTAAAGGAAGCAAGTGAATACGCACCAAAGATTCCATCATACCCTCCATACAATATCAAGAAGGTTGACGATGAACATTTTGTTATCGAAATCGCCCTTGCTGGTTTTGGAAAACAGAACCTT